GCCCAGGGTTTGCTGGTCAAGGGGATTGTTTCACGTGGAACATCTGCCCACATCATGCTCCCATCTGCTGCTATCTCCCGGGAATGTGCTGCTATCTGCTGCGAACATGCTGGAATGGGGATAGTCTGTCGGCTGGCGAGGGGGCATGGCAGGGGGGCGTGGGCCAGGGGGGCCTGTGAGGGGGGTTATGGTCCCCTTATACAAAATTGGCTAAAAATAAGTTGTCAATTAGAGGGCAGGGGAATGAATGGGGCTATATAAGGCGCATTCCCTGCACCTGCTAGCTCAATGGAGCTATATGGCTTTGGGAGGGCTTCAGAGGCGTTAACAGGGAGGGGGGCTATAGGGGACTACAGGGGGGAGGAGAATGTGTGTTGTAGGGGCACACAGAGGGGGCTAAAGGAAATTGGAGAATAGACGCTAATGGGCTTTGTAACGTAAGGTGGGGTGTAGTGATAGAGGCACCCCATAGGCTCTCTAACACAGAGCCTAGACAGTAGAGACCAGCTAGGCAGGACAGGGAATAGGAAATGTGTTCTGGATAGTGGTTGGTGTCAGTCTACTGTGGATAAACGAGCTTATGCGGTGTGATACTGTCTCTGTTCTGAATAGGGGAATAGAGATGGGTAAGGTTTTGGGGGGTTTGTTTCCTTAACAAATCCTGCTCGATATACCACCTAACGTAATATGGACATATTCTGGGATGACATATTCTTCCCCTTTCTTAGAGAGAAAGGGGAGGGATATTAGCTATAAGAATATTATTAGAACTATATCATTCTGTCTGCATATAGAATGTATATATACTAATATATAATATATATAATATAGCTAATATCATATTGCTAACCTCTATCAAAGACATTCTATTGCCTTTTGATTTATAAAATATGTTCATTGTCTGAAGGAAGAATATTATGTCCAGCCTAATGCCCTTAGCAACAGAGAGTGAGATAGAGAGAGCTATTGCCTCTCTTACAGCAAAGAGAGATAGGCCATTAACAGAGAAACAAACATTATTTCTCCAGCATTTGGTTGGGAATGATTTTAACATTAAGGAGGCTATGAAGGAGGCAGGGTATGGAAGACAGGATAAGGTGGGGCTTATGCGTTCCCTGCATAAGGAGATTGTGGGGCTAGCAGAGAGCTTCCTGCTCTCAAAGGCTCCAGAGGCTATTGGTGTATTGGCAGAGATAATGGTTAGTGATGAGGCTATTCCACAGGCTAATGTAAAGCTACAGGCTGCTAAGGAAGTGTTGGATAGGATAGGGATAGTGAAGAAGGAAGAGCTCAACATCTCTCATACACATTCTGGTGGTATTCTTATTCTTCCCAGCAAAAAGCCTATTGATATGAGGAGTATTGAAGAAGGGGTGTATGCCTAATGGAAGAGGAGAATAAGAAAGAGGAAGTTAAGCGTGTAGGGAAAATCCCTGTATACGCTGATATGAAGAAGGAGAGAGGGGAAGATGGGATATTGAGGTATAGTGCTGTAGACAATGAGAAACATAAGGAAGTGTTCTTTGAAGCTGTACAGATGTATGGGGAACAGAAGCTCTCCTCAAGAAAAGCAGCAGAATATTTCTCAGCAAAGACAGGAAGGAAATGTGCGTATCAGACAATAGTTAATGCCTGGAATAAAATTAAGGATAAGGAGAGGAAGGCTAGGGGAATAGATGGGGTGGAGGATGGGAGATATGCAAAGAGGAAACATAAGGCTGCTGTAGACAGGGTGGTTTATGGGAAGGTGGAGGAAGAGAGGGAGATAGGGGGAGTGAAGGTTAGGAAGGGCACCCTCACCCCTATTGAACGTAGAGCAATGATGATGAAGAAGATGGAGGAAAGGAAGCTAAAGATTATAGCAGAGAAGGCAGAGAGGAGAAGGAAGAAGGAAGGGAAGAAGATGAAGGATATTGTGGAGGGGAAACCCACTTCAGGGATAGTTAGTGAAGATAGGTATGCTGTACTAACAATGACCAAGGAAGCAGAGGAACTAAAGAAGATAGATGAGAAGGTGGTGTTTGTTCCTAATGATGGACCACAGACAGAGTTTCTTTCCACCCCAGAGACAGATGTGTTGTTTGGTGGAAGTGCTGGGGGAGGCAAAGTGGTTAAAGAAGGCGACAGAATCTCTACCCCATTTGGGTGGAAGCGTATTGAAGAGGTTAAAGTAGGTGATTTGGTTTCATCTGCTTCTGGAGGAGTACAGAAGATTATTCAGCTTCATCCTTGGATACAATACTCACCAACTAGAGTAAGATTTAGTGATGGAACGTTCGTTGATGTACATGAGGATCATTTATGGCAAGCATGGAGAGCTAGAAAAAGTGTTAAGAGACATGGGGAGAAAGTGTGTGGAGAGTATAGTAAGGAAGTTGTAGAGACAAGAACTCTTCGTACATGGCTTGATAAAGGATATAATCCACTAATCCCTGTAACACAGCCTGTTGTTTATAATACGACAACAAGAGAGAAGGATAGAATTAGTCCTTATTTACTTGGCGTATTACTTGGAGATGGCTGTATAACAACAAACCAGATTTCAATTTCTGCACATGAAGACGATCAACCACATCTCCGTAAAACACTAGATGTGTATGAGGATGATGTGGTGTACAAAAGACAGACAATTAGGTTTAGAGGGCAAACCAGAAAGTGGTTAGAAACAAAATTATCTCTACATGGACTCTTAGGAAAGAGGAGTAGCGATAAGTTTATTCCACCTTCATATCTATATGCTCCTTTAAGCGATAGGTGGGAGCTAGTTAGGGGATTGATGGATACAGATGGGTATAGCGCACCAGATAAGAATGGATGCTACTATACAACTATATCAAAACAATTGTCAGAGGATGTGACACATTTATTACGTTCATTGGGTTGTGTTGTAACTGTATATTCTAAGCTAGGGAAGTATAGAGATAGTGATGGCGAAGTAATTGAGTGTAGCCTAGCGTATGAGTTATATATTAAAAGCAGGAAACCAGCTGATTTGTTTTCTCTTCCTAGAAAGAAAGTGTGGAATAAGGAGATAGAAATTAGTAAGAGAGTTGTTTCAGTTGAGGTAATAGAGAATGAAGTAGTTAGAGGTAGGTGTATCACTGTTAGTGGTGTTGACGGGTTATACCTAACTAATGATTTCATTGTTACACATAATAGCCTAGCATTGTTAATTGATCCATTACGTTTTATTCATAGACAAGCGCATAGGGCTCTCATTCTGCGTAAGTCTATGCCAGAGCTTAGAGAAATTATTGATAAGACAAGGGAGCTCTATCCCCAAGCTGTTCCGGGGTGTAAGTATAAGGAAGTTGAGAAGAGATGGGTGTTTCCTTCTGGTGCTACAGTGGAGTTTGGATATTTGGAGAGGGATGCTGACGTATATCGCTACCAAGGAAATGCCTTTTCGTGGATTGGGTTTGACGAGCTCACCCACCTTGCCACAGAGTTTCCATGGAACTACCTTTCCTCCCGCCTTCGTACAACAGACAAGGAAATCACCTGCTATTTGAGAGCCACCACTAACCCAGGGGGTGTAGGACACCAATGGGTTAAGGCACGCTATATTTCTCCAGCTTCTCCTGGGACAGCGTTTATTGGGAGGGATGGATTGACAAGGAGGTTTATTCCTTCTTTCCTGAAAGACAATCCCTATTTGTATAATGACGGGAATTATGAGCGTATGTTACGTTCTCTCCCAGAGGTTCAGCGTAAGAGGCTGTTAGAAGGAGATTGGGATGTTAATGAAGGAAGTGCTTTCCCAGAGTTTGATAAGCGTGTTCATGTTGTCGATGCTTTTCAGATTCCACATTCTTGGACGAGGATAAAGGCTGTAGACTATGGCTATGCTTCTCCCAGCTGTGTTCTATGGGCTGCCATTGATCCTACAGATGATACGCTTATTGTATACAGAGAGCTGTATGAGAAAGGGCTTACAGGAGAGATGTTAGCAGAGAAGATAGTGATGATGGAGATGGATGAGAAGAGGAGTATTCCGGGAGTGTTGGATACAGCAGCATGGAATAGGACAGGGTATACAGGCCCCACTATTGGAGAGATATTGAACAAGCCTCCATATAGCCTAAAGCTTCGCCCAGCAGATAAGAATAGAATTGCTGGGAAGGTGGCTGTACACCAGAAGCTAAGAAGAAGAACATTGCCTACAGGAGAATTAGGACGCCCCAATTTACAGATATTTGGGACATGCTCCAATTTGATTAGGGAACTGCTCTCTATTCCTCTTTCAGACACTAATAGCGAGGACGTAGACACTAAGGCAGAAGACCATGCCTATGATGCTCTACGCTATATGGTGATGTCACGTCCTAAGCTACAACAGCCTATGCAATTCCATCACTTCCAGAATCAATGGAGGCCAGCAGATGAAGTATTCGGATATTGAGGGAGAGGGGAGCCTATTGGCTTCTCCCCCTGTGTATGAAGACAGTGTAGATAATAATTCTTCTGCTCTAAGCCTGTATGACACAGTGAAGGGAGAGTTTGAAGATAATGAACAATCCTCCAATCCCTTCTTCTCTTCTCTAGTGGCTAACATTACAGGTAAGTTTGAGAAGGCAAAGCAGGATAGGGAGCTACATGAGGATAGGTGGTTAAAGGCTTTCCAGAATTATAGAGGAGTGTATGGGAAGAATATACGTTTCAGGGAGAGTGAGAAGAGCAGAGTGTTTATTAAAATTACTAAGACTAAAGTGTTGGCTGCTTATGGGCAGCTAGTGGAGATTGTGTTTGGTGGTAGTAGTTTTCCTATTGGTATTAGAGAGACAAAGGTGCCAGAGGGTGTAGCAGAATATGCTCATCTTTCAGAGAAAGGGGCTAGTGGGCAGACAGCAGACATTGAGGGAGGACGTTCTTTTGCTGAAGAAGGGGAAGAGATGTTTGCTATGGGAGGAGAAGAAGAGGAGAGTGGGCCTTCCACCCCCTCTGTGTATGACATGATTGGGTGGGAAGGAGATGGAAAAGTGTTGCCTCCAGGCACCACCCACCTATCTCTGGAGATGGGAGCCCTACAGAAAGAGATGGAGAAGATGAAAGAGCAGGGAGGAGGGCAGAGTGGGGCTGAATTAGTGGCAGGGATTAGTCTAAATCCACAAGTTCCTACGCTTTCTCCAGCAAAAGATGCTGCTAGGAAGATGGAAAAGCTTATTCACGACCAGATTGATGAGAGTAATGGTAGTGTTGAGCTACGTTCTGCCCTGTTTGAAGCCTGTTTACTAGGCTCTGGTGTGATTAAAGGCCCCTTTAATTACAACAAAACCCTTCACAAGTGGGAAATTGGGGAAGGAGGAGGCAGAGAATATGTACCATCCACTACCAGAGTGCCTAGAATTGAGTGGGTTAGTTTGTGGGACTTCTATCCAGACCCAGAAGCACGCTCTACAGAGGAGTGTGAATGGGTGGTACAGAGGCATAAGCTTAATAAGAGCGAGATGAGAGCCCTAAAATCACGCCCATTCTTTCAGACAGACCATATTTCAATGGCTATTGCTGATGGTCCTAACTACATTAACGAAGATTTTGAGCTTTCCATCAAGGCAGATGATGCAAACAACACCCTAGTTAATGACAGATGGGAGGTGTTGGAGTATTGGGGCATGATGGATAAGGATAGTTTGCTGGGAAGTGGTATAGAAGCGGATGGAATGGATGATATGGAGGAGATTCAGGTGAATGTATGGGTGTGTAATGGCCATGTATTACGTGCTATAGCCAATCCATTCATCCCAGCACGTATTCCCTACCTCATTTTCCCCTATGAACGCAACCCATACAGCATTTTTGGCATTGGTGTGGCTGAAAACATGGAGGATGGGCAAGCTGTTCTCAATGGACATGCCCGTATGGCCATAGACAACCTAGCTCTGTCAGGCAATTTGGTGTTTGATGTAGATGAGAATGCCCTAGCCCCCGGTGAGAGCATGGAAATCTACCCCGGGAAGGTGTTTAAGCGTGTTACAGGGGTTCCGGGACAGGCTATTTACGGGATTAAGTTCCCTACCACCACAGTAGAACACATGCAGATGTTTGATAAGTTTAGACAGCTGGTGGATGAGTCTACTGGGATGCCTTCATACAGCCATGGGCAGACAGGGGTTAGTGGAATGACCCGTACAGCAAGCGGAATGTCCATGTTAATGGGGGCAGCAAGCCAGAATATCAAAACTGTCGTCACCAACCTAGATGATTTTCTACTAAAGCCTCTTGGAGAAGCCTTCTTTCAGTGGAATATGGCCTTCTATGAGGGGGAATTGGGGATACATGGGGATTTGGAGGTTAAGGCTAATGGTGTTCATAGCCTAATGCAGAAGGAAGTGAGGAGCCAGAGGTTAATGGCTCTAATGCAGATTACACAAAACCCTGCCCTTGTGCCATTCATCAAGATGCCCACCCTGATTAAGGAAGTGGCTTATAGCATGGACATTGATCCTGATGAATTAGTGAATGATGCCGATATGGCGCAAGTAATGGCCATGCTTTCTGGACAAATGCAGCAACAGCAAGCAGCCCCTCCGGGAATGCCTCCTCCTGGAGCCAATCCAGCTGACCCAACAGGGGCAGGAGGAGGGAATGTAGGGACAGGACAGGCTCCTATGCCGGGAGAGCAGGGATTTAGTGCTGCTCCCCCACAAGGAATGCCACAATGAAGGCTCTCTTCACCCACCCTCAATGGCAAGAGTTTGAAGAATGGCTAGACAAGGAGGAATCTTCTTCTATGGCTATATTCCTCCACCTAGATAGGGATGGGGATATGCACAGAATACAGGGAACACTAAAACTTATTGGTAAGATAAGGGCTCTGAAAGAGAAGACACTAAAGGAGAAAAACCAATGAGCAAGGTTTTGGGTAGTGGACACAAGGCAGCAACAATAGGTGTGTTGGATGCTACTGCCGCTATACAGCCATTCAAGTGGGACAGAAAAGCAGCAGAGACAGCCAGCAAGAAACTAGAAAAAATTGGGAATAAATACGACTATGTTTTGAAGGAGCAACACGAAGCAGAGAAAAAAGCCTTGGCAGCAGCAAGGGCAGCACAAACAGCTAATGAAAGACAGGTTTGGTTAAATCAAACACAGATGTTGAAGAATATGGTGAATGGTGTTGGTGTTAGTGCTCCTCCATTTGAACCTGTTGCTGGTAGTGGTAGGGTGAGTGGAGAAGAGACATATGTTGGCAATGCTGCTAAATGGAAAGTAGCTGAAAGTGAAAGCAGTGAGGAGATGAACAAGGCTGTTGAGAAGGCTAGATATAACACACTCAAAGCAGCTTGTTCTGCTGGAGATGAAGATGCTTGCAAACAACTTGGTGGGGCTTTTTCCTTTGCACAAGGGGGATATGTAGATATGTCACGACTAACCAACCCAGGGTATAACGCCCCACAGCGCCGTTCCCAAGCCCCCGCTCCTTCAGCAGGAATGGGGAATAAGTTTGGGGCTGCTGCTCCTCAAACTCCAGCACATACACAGAGAAAGCCTACACCTAAAATATATCAGCCACCACAACGACAAAATGCCCCGGTTGCAGGGTATGCGGAAGGAGGGGAAGTGGAGCAGCCTGCTTCTGAGAAATCTTTACTAGACAGAATAAATGCTCTTGAGGCTAGGCTACAGAATCAAAATCCTTGGGCAAAGTTTGAAGAAGGTATGCCAGCAGACGTAACAGGCTATACACTATCTAGTGGAGACAGAGTTTATTTTGATCCTTCTGGTAATGTAGTTAATACCTTCTACTCCCCCACTGCTCCTAGAAAGTCACAAGGCTGGACTGGAGATGACGCCAGAGACATCGATTTTCAGGAGTCTCTACGGCAGGCAGCAGAGATTGGTGAGTTCAAGAGGATGCACACTAACAAAGGGAAAGAAATGTTTGGTATTGGGAATGTAAGAATGAATGATGCTATTCGTAAGATGTTTGATACAACATATGGTAGGGGATGGAAAGAACCTGAAGAGAAGAAGTATGCTGAAGGTGGGGAGGTAGAGCAGGAATCTAAATCACAAACTCTAGAAGATAGAATAAATTATTTGGAATCCCTACTATCTAATTTTGGTGGTGATGATAGTGGGTCAATGGGAACTAATAACATGTATCAAGTGATGAAGCAGAGAGCAGAGAATAGCAATAGATATGTTCCTTCATTCGATGAGTGGTATAACACCAGAGCCACCCACCCTTCTGTTGGGGGGTCATGGCAGCATTACGCAGAAGGAGGGCCTGTGGCTCCTGCCTCTCCTTCTCTTCCTCCTCTCCCAGCCCCTACAGGAGGCTCTGGGATGCCCCCTATGGGGGGACAAGGGGGAGGGGAGATGGAGCCTCCTATGCCTCTCCCAGGGGCTTCTGGGGGCATGCCTGAAGGTATGGGAAGCCTCCTCACTCAAGGAACAGAAGAAGGAGCCGATATGGGCGGAATGGAACCCCCATCTGGTATGCAGATGATTATGGAGAATGTGGGAGGAGAGTTGGCTGAAGAAGAAGTGGGACAACTTGAGGAAGCCTTCTCTACCTACCCTGTATTAGATAAGGTGATGGGGATGTTGCCATTGGATTGGGAAGGAAGTGTTGCAGGCCCCGGAGGCCCTACCTCTGATGACATTCCTGCTCGCCTTTCTGATGGAGAGTTTGTATTTACAGCAAAGGCTGTAGAGCAAATTGGTGTAGATAAGTTACAGAAGATGATGGCGGATGCTGAAGCTAAGGCTGATGGTATGCCTCCTAATGATGGAATGAATTTCAAATGTGGGGGCTTAGTTAAGCGTCGGCATTAACAACAAGAGGAGGGACACCCTAACTATTAGGCCCCTCTATTTTTCAACAGTAGGCTACCTTGTATAAGCCCCTACGGAGAAGTACACAATGACTGATGGTGTAGTGAGTAGTGATGTAATTGCCAATCCCTATCAACGCAATCGTATTCGTAAAGAGGAAGCAGAACTAGCAGAGTTGGAGAGAGGGTATATGAGTGCTGACAGTGGGATATATGACCCCACTCCTAAGCAAGAAACAAAGGAAGAAAAGCCCGTAGAAGAAACCAACACTATCCTAGCCACTCCTGCTGAAGAAGAGCTAGAAGAGAAAGAAGACGTTAAATACAAGAAGGTTGATTGGAAGAAGCGTTACAGTGATTTGAAGAGACATTACGACAAGAAGGTGGTGGAGCATAAGCAACAGATGGCAAATATGTCTAATAACAATTCCATTCATGTGCCTAAGTCTATGGAAGAGCTAGAGGCGTTTAAGGCACAGCATGGAGAGTTGTATAACGTAATTGCCAGTGTTGCTCATCAATCAGCAGAAGAGAAAAAGGCAGAGATTGAAGCCAACCTATCTGCTATGCAGAGACAGCTAGCAGAGGCTAGACAGGAAAAGGCTATTATTGAGCTGAATACAAAGATTCCTGATTGGCAATCCATCACACAGTCGGAGGACTTTCAGGCGTGGGCTACGGAACAGCCAGAGGAAATCCAGAGATGGGTGTTCAACAATCCTGATAATGCCTCTCTCGCTATCAAGGCTATCAAGCTATATAAGGCTGATAGAAACATCGCCACTAACACAACACCATCTACGAAGGATCGTAATGCAGAGGCAGCAGCCTCTATCAACGTGAAGGCAAAAGCTTCTGCTCCGAGAGGACAGAAGAGAGTTTGGACAACAAGTGAAATTGCAGCCCTTAGCCTCCCTGAATATGACAAACTATCTAAAGAGATAGACAAGGCATATCAAGAAGGGAGAGTGGTTAAGGGCTAATAATTTATTATTAGCTACTGAGGAGAATAGAGATGGCACATTTTGCAGGTGCTTCCAGCACTAACTTCGGTGGGAACAACCCACAGTCACCACAGGCAAATTCTTTCTGGGTTCCTGAAATCTTCTCAAAGAAGGTACAGCTAGCTTATCGTAAGTCTGCTGTCTGTGAGGCAATCACTAACACTGACTACACGGGTGAGATTAGCCAGTTTGGTGACACTGTTAACATCATCAAAGAGCCAGATATTAGTGTAACAGCATACACTAGAGGGCTAGCACTAAGCAGCACTGCCCTCACTGACCATGAGCTAGTGCTTACCATTGACCAAGCAAACTACTTCCAGTTTCAGATTGATGACCTAGAAGAGAAGTTTAGCCATGTTAATTGGCAGGCCATTGCTTCTGATCGTGCTGGTTATAAGCTAAAGGATGCTGTTGATGTAGACATCCTAAGCTACATCTACACCACTCTTAGTGCTGACACAACCTATGGTATTGCTTCAGCTGTCTCTGACACACACTTCTATGGTGGTACTGGTGGAGCTTCTAATCCAGACCCCATTGATGTAGGCCATGATTCTGGTGAAGTTGATCCTCTAAACGTACTAGCTCGCCTAGCTCGTTACCTAGATGCAGCCAACATCCCTGAAGATATGCGTTGGGTGGTGGCTGGTCCAGAGTTTTATGAGCAGCTTATCCTAACCAACTCCAAGCTAATCTCTGTAGATTATAATGGAGGTAGTGGTGATCTACGGAATGGGCTAGTGGCTTCTGGTAAGCTCCGTGGCTTCCAGATGTATAAGAGTAACAACCTACCTGAACCAGCAGAAGCCTCTACCACTACCTTCACTACTGGTAAGCTATCTCTAGTTCTTGCTGGCCATATGAGCGCCGTTGCTTCTGCTACAGCCCTCACTAAGGTGGAAACTGTCCGCTCAACCACAACCTTCGCTGACATTGTTCGTGGGCTACATGTCTGGGGCCGTAAGGTGTTACGTCCTGAGTCACTAGCTGCTTCAATTATGTACATCGACTAACCAACCTAGGGGCAAGGATGCCCCACAATTCCCCATTTGTATTTCTAGTAACAAAGCCCACAAGGGGCTTTTTGTTTAAGGGGAAGATGTATGGCAACAACATTCCGTACTGCTGTTAATGAAGTGTTGAGTGAATTGAATGAAGTGAAGCTGACAGCAGTTAATTTTGCTAATGCTACAAACATTCAAAATGCTGTAAAGCAATTCGTTAACAGAGCCTATTTTGATATTAACGCTCCTGTATATAAATGGCCTTGGCTCTCTGCCTCCACCTCCACTACAGCCTTATATGGCAATACATACATCTCTACCTCTGCGGGACAGAGATGGTATTTGCTTAATGCCTCCTCCACTAATGTTAATGATGACTATGGCAGTGTGGATTGGGACAGAATGTTTCTCACAACGAATGGTGTTGTAGGTGCTTCCACCCCATATACTAATGCTAATCTCTGCTATGTTCCCATTGAGAAGTGGAAAGATTTTCATATTGAGGGAGAGGCTGATGATGCGTTTAGCTCCTCTCCTCAATACGGTGTTCCTAAGTATGTTCTACGCAATCCAGATAATAGAAGACTCGGGTTGTCCCCAATCCCCGATAAAGAATATAGAGTGTATTTCTATGCCTTCACAAGGCCAGTGGCGCTAGTTAATGAGGGAGATGAGTTTGTTCTGCCAGATCAATACATCACTGTTCTTATTAGTAGAGCAAGATATTATGCTTGGCAGAGAAAGGAAAACCCACAGCAGGCTGCTTTAGCCCTTGAAGATTGGAAGCAAGGGATTAGGGCAATGAGGCAGCAAGAGATGCAGGCTGCTCCTGATTATATTACAGATGATAGAATCAGGTTTGTATAAGGGGAAATGACATGGGACAAGAAGCAGCTCTTCCTATTGTATGTGCAGGGGGATTGGATAGGAGTAAAAATCCCCATCAAATGTATGCTTTCCCTGGGGCAGCCATAGAGCTTCGTAACTTTGAGCCCTCTATACAGGGGGGTTATAGAAGAATCAATGGGTATGTTCCGTTTGGACAAACTTCTGTTACAGAACCATCAGTATATGGGAGAGGTGTATACGGGAGTAGTTTGTATTCATGGGTGCCCCCAGCAGCAACAGAAGTGTTGGGAGTGTATGGGTATGCCACAGGACTGATTAGAGTACAGGGAACAGGGATATATTTCGCTACAGATGGATATAATTGGAGCCTTCTTAATGCCACAGCAAGGAATAATTCTAAGAGATATGTAACAGTTAAGTATGAGGGAGACAGTAGTAATTACATTTATGGAAGCCTATATATGGCTGATGGCACCAATCCTATAGCCAAGGTTACAATTTCCGATCCTTCCTCTCCCAGTGGCTCATACTCTACATTAGGAAGTAGTACAGGTGCTCCACAGGATGCCTACCTATTAGAGATACATAAGGATAGGTTGTTTGCTGTAGGAACGGCAGAGCCTAATGTATTGAAGTGGAGTGGTAGATTTTTCCCAGGAGACTTCACCCTTTCTTCAGCAGGACTAATAGAACTCACTGATAATATTGTTGGGATGAAAAGTTTTAGAGAGAGACTATTCATCTTCTGTAAGAACAGCATCCATGTCCTAGAGAATATAGACAATCCAGCACAACTCTCTGTCTTACCAATAACAAAAAACCTAGGGTGTTTGTGTGGCTTCACTATTCAGGAAGTTGGGGGGGACATAGTGTTTTTGTCTCACGATGGAATAAGGATGTTAGGAGCAACAGAGAGAATAGGGGATGTAGCCATCTCTGCTATTAGTGGAAACATACAACACCTAATGCCTGCCATTCTTTCTGCTGTACAAAGCAATTGCCTTAACAGTTTAGTTATTAGAAATAAAAACCAATATCGCCTTTTCTATCCTAGAAGTGGACAACCCAGAGAAAGACAGAATGGGATTATTGGTGTGCTAAAGCAAACAGAGGCAGGGATGGGATGGGAATGGGCAGAGACACGTGGTATAGAGAGTACTGCGTGTTGCTCATACATTGATGAGAATAGGAATGAGAGAGTGGTTTTTGGTGATTTTAGTGGGTATGTGTGGGAGATGGAGGTGGGGCCTACATTCAATGGAACACCAATAGAGGCTGTCTTCCGCACACCATATATGAATTTCCAAGATAGTAGTATGTTCAAAACCATCCACTACCTACGAGTGCCCCTTCATGTAGAAGGGGCTATTCCAGAAGATAGTGTGTTTGTCGCTACTAGATATGACTTTGAAGATAGGGATGTACATCAACCAGGGGATGTTTCCTTTGGTGGGTATAACACAGAAGCAACCTATGGAGCTGCTACATATGGAAGCAATAAATATGGGGCCTACAACCTAGTTCCAGAGAGAGTGTTACAGGAAGGCAGTGGACATACAGTGAGTTGGAAATTCTACACAAACGCAAACATTAGAACAGCACCATTCACAATCAATGGCTTCACCATCGTCTTTACTGTAGGCAAACGCCTATAATCAGGAGAATAGAATATGGCAGGTTATATCAGACAATCCACCTACACTGATGGCGACACAATTCAGGCTAGCGATAGTAATGATGAGTTTGATGCTCTTGTTGCTGCTTTCTCTGCTGCTTCTGGGCATAAGCATGATGGCACTGCTGCTGAAGGGCTATATGTCCCTCTGATTGGTGATGCAGATGCTAAGAATAAGGTGGTGGCTAACACTGTTGATAACACTATTGATGTGTATGTAGAGGTGGGGGGAAGTGCTGTACAGCAGATTGAAGTGGCAGATGGTGCTATTCTCCCTGTAACAGACAATGACATTGATTTAGGAAGTGCTACATACGAGTTTAAGGATGTGTATATTGATGGGACAGCCTACCTAGATGCTGTTGATATTGATGGAGGCACCATCGACGGCACAGCAGTTAATGCCACCACCCTCTCCGCCTCCGGCGTAACCAACCTCGACGCCGGTACCGTCGCAGCTCCAGGTCTGATCCTGGAGAGCGAAACCGGCACAGGCCTCTACCGTATCGGAGCCAACAACCACGGTTACGCCGTGTCCGGGGCGAAAGTGTTGGATATTTCCAGCACGGGGCTGGGGGTTACGGGGAGCGTGACGACAACGGGGAATCTTGGCGTTGGGACTGCTTCCCCAAGCACTTGGGGCAAAACCGCCATACAAGGTACCACAGGTTCAGTGCAACTAGCACTTGTACCAACTACTCAAGCGTCAAATGCTATAACATCGACCCTGTATTTAGTAGGCGACCCGGGTAATGCCAATCGTGGATGTACTATATCAAACCATAACGCGGGTTTGAATAGTAACAATCTTGTTTTCTCAACTGGTGTAAGTGATGCAATAACAGAACGTATGCGCCTCGACGCCTCGGGGAATCTCCATGTCCCTGGCGGCGGCGGTATTGCAACAAACGAGGCTTTCGGCACAGGTGCTTTGGTTAGCAACACTACAGGCTACTATAACGCCGCGAGTGGTGTAAACGCACTTTACAGCAACACCACAGGCAGCTACAACACAGCGAGTGGCTTGAGTGCGCTCTACGGCAACACCGAAGGCAATTACAACACAGCGAGCGGTGTGAGTGCGCTTAGCAACAACACCACAGGCAGCAGTAACACCGCGCTAGGCTCGCAATACACCACAGCAGGTGCCTATGCCCCAGCGTTCGATTGTACGACGGAAAACAACCGTGTAAGCATTGCGCATACCGGAGTGACTAACGCCTACATCAATGTAGCATGGACGGTGGTTTCTGATGAGCGAGATAAAACAGACTTTGCACCTATCCCGCTTGGCTTAGCGTTCATCAACAAACTCAATCCCACATCCTATCGTCGCAAAATTAGCCGCGATGACCCGACACCTGACGGGCCAGTGCGCTATGGATTCAAGGCGCAAGATGTGCTTGTCGAAGAAGGAACCAATCCTGTAATCGTAGACAACGAAGACCCGGATCGCCTTCGTTTGGTGGATAGCAACCTGCTTGCAGTGCTGGTGAAGGCAGTGCAAGAGCTCAGCACCAAAAATGATGCGCTCGAAGCCCGCCTCACCGCAGCAGGGCTATAACGTGACCCTCTCCGACCTAATCCGCTCCCACGGCTGGGTGTCCAACAACGAAGTTGTTGAGGCGCTGCAACAGGAAGGATTGGAGATGATGGCTGAATGGGTGAGGGTTAGTAATACAGCCAATAGTGTGTTTGGAATAGTGCCTGGGATTAGTTGGTATGCTGACCAGCACAATGTCACAGAGGAACAGGCAGCACAGGTGGTGGTGTGTATAGCAGATAATGGATGGTTTTTTCAGCCTCTCTTATCAATACTAAAAACACTACGTCCCCTTATTATTCCTGTAGAGAAAAAGGTGGGGTGGGGAGAGGTGAAGGCTGTATTAGAGGGAGTGTGGGAAGGGAATAATGCTAGGTTTTGTGACAGGGAATATGCTGTGTGTTCTATAGCCTCATTGGAAGAGGCTATTAAGGCTACAGGGTATAAGTATGGAGCATGGGTGGAAGAGGAGATGGATTGTGATGAATGGGCAGGGAGGCTTTGGGGAGCATTACAGAGAGCCAATCCGGGGAATCTAGCCATAGGCTATGTGACAATTTGTGGCAATAGTGAGGGAGGGAATGGACAATGCCATGCCCTCCTATTGGCTTTATGTTCAGAGGGGCTTGTGTGGATAGAGAATACAGGGAAGGTATATGGGCTAGGGGAATTGCCCGGATGGCAGAACGACAGCATTAGGCTTGACGTAGCGTTATTTTAAGAGAGGGTTTATGACTACAGAAGATGTTAATGCCCTCCATTCAGAATACAAGCAATTGCTTAGTATTGTTGTGAAGGTGGCTGGAGAGCAGAGTGCTCATCAAACTATTGCTAATAATAATTCAAAGGCAATAGCAGAAGTAAGGGATAGTTTGGCTGTATTACACAATAGGCTATTAGAACACATGGATGATGAGGAAGGGAAGATAGAGAAGAATGCTGTGGCTCTCATAGAGCTGGCTGATAAGATTAGGGAGTTGAGTGATGTGATAGGAGAAACCCACCAGCTAGAGCACCATTGGATTAAGTTGGAGATGAAGAAGCAACAGGACAGAGCAGATTTTTGGAAAGAGATGAGGATTAGTGCCGCTAAATGGGGGCTAGTAGGAGCGTTAGCTATATTATCAAAAATAATCTTCGATGGAATGGTGGTGTATTTTAAGAGTCATTAGGAGGGAAGATGAAGCAGATTAGTAGTGTTAGTGGGTATGTGTTAGAACTAGAGGATGCTCTAGTTCCTAGTGAGGATGTGTATACAGCCCTCCTAACTCCTAATGTTGCTTCCTCTCTCTCTGTTCCTTCTGGAGCACAACTGGCTGTAATGCAATTTAGACAAGGGACAGTGTGGGTGAATTATGACACCACTGCTACCATTCCTTCCAGCAGCACATTCGCTAAGGCAGGGGGAGAACCAGACCCCTATGTACGTTATGTAGGCTCCACCTCCACCCTCTCATTCATCTCTGCTTCTGCTGCAATAGTTTCTGTCTGCTTCTATTCCAAATAAGGAAGGAGGGATGTTTCTAATATGCCAACGCTAACAAAAGTTAGGAATTTCCATCAGCCCTCTCCTACAGATGGGCTGGAAGATGTGTTTGTTGATGCTTTAGAGAGCAGCGATATAGTGTTAGGAAAGGGAGATTTGAAGACTGATGCTTGGGGAAACCAGAAAGTAACGCAGCTATATAGCCTAGTGCATGGGCTATTTACATTTGATATTCCTGCTACACAATGGCTCCTATATGAGAATGGAAGTGAAATATCTACAGCAACAGGGATTAGTAATGGGAGCATATATTCCTCTTCTGGTATGGCTGTTATAGATAGTAGTGGGACTAATGCACAGCTAGTTAATAGAAGACACGCTCGCTATCAGCCTAACAGAGGAATACATTATTCTGTCTCAATAATACATGATAGTCCTAATAATGATGGTGTTAGGGATTGGGGATTGTTCACACCAACAGATGGGTTATTCTTCAGGCTAAAGCCAAAGGCTGGTGTAGGGACATTATATGTTGTGAGGAGATATAACAGTGTGGAGACAGAGGTGGAAGTGAGTATGCCTTTCACTCTGGATTATTCCAAAGGAAACATCTTCGATATTCAGGCTCAATGGAGAGGAGTAGGGAATGTTAAGTTTTTTGCTGGTAATCCATCAACAGGGACGCTAGAACACATACATACATTTTCCTTACTAGGAACACTAACCACCCTCTCTACTAGAGATAGTGCTTTATGTGTTGGGTTTAAGAGCACATATACAACACAGGATGTTGTGATGAGAGTGGGGTGTGTTGACCTCTCATCTGAAGGGGGAGGGAAGGACACAGAAGAATATGCCTCTATATATTCCTCCTATACTACATATACAGGAACAGGCACAGGGGCTACAGCGGAGAGTATTATTGCCATCAAACAGCCCGACACCATCAACTCGCAACTAAACACAAGAGATATTAGGCTAGCACGGATAACAGTTAATTGTGATAAGAAGGCAGAGTTTTTTGTTTTCGTTACGAGAGATAGTAGTGCTGTTACTGGGGCTACATTTGTAGCGTTAGGGAATGGTAGTTATGTGGAGCATGACAGCCCAACAATAAATGCTGGAGCAGTTAGGGCTACAAACATTGACACCACTAAATGTAGATTTGTTACAGCCATCCCTGTTAATGCTAATACAAGATCAGAAGTAACCAACCCCTCCAGAGAGACAATACAATTCTTTCTGGTGCATGGGGATTATCTAATCGTTACATGCACAGCAACCTCTGCTAATCCAGAAGTAGTTGTTGAGTGGGGAGAGGAGATTTAATATGGCGTATGATTTAACAAACACTGCTGTTAACGAGCGTATTCAGAATTTATTGAAGAGAGCCATTGATTATAGCAGAAGGGGCTACCCAGAAGACGCTACTTTTGAAGCAGCACAAGCCATATTTGAAGCTAGAAAGAATGGAGCTACAGCAGAGGAAGTTGTGAATACGTTAGTACAATATGGAGTAAATGCAGGCGGTACAGAAGCAGGCATGCGAACTTGGATAGCAGATACGGCCACACCAACCTACAAGAATTTGTATAAAGAAGATAGTGATTGGACAAAACCATACAAAACACCAACCACTGGTACTGCTAACCCACCTCCTTCTACATCTCCATCAGGAGGAAGCACAGGAGGAAGCACACCTACAAAGCAAAACACGTGGAGTCTTAGTTCATGGACTAAAGATGGAACACAAAAACCAATCTTAACTATAAACCTTGCTAATGGAAATACACATACAATCGACTTAACTGGTGGTAAAGAAGATGTTACATTTCAAAACATAGCAAGAACTTTCTCTGACACATTAAATAAATTCGATCCAACGTTTATGAACGACGCTACTGCTATGGCATTCGTACAGCAATTTGAGGATGCACATACAAGTATTGGTGGTAAAACCATAGCCCAGAACAAACCTAAACAGCCAGAAAAAATTTCTATTGTTGGTTATGAAGTGTCTGGTATTGATCTGATAGATGGGCTATTTACTGCACAACCAACCCTTACCTTAACGCAGAGTGACGGCAAAAAAGTAGATATAGATTTACTAACAAACCCCAGCATCTCTTTCTTACAGATGGCAGATAATATTGCTAGTTACATTTCACAAATACCAGGAATAAAAAAAGAAAACGAGCCTTTTTACAAAAAATTAAAAGACTATCACACTACTTATGGAGGGAAAGGAATAGATAAAATTCTTAAAGAAAACACAATGAAAGTAACTCAGAAACCTGCCACTGATTCGTCTAATCTACCAACAGCACCAATCTTCACAGACAGACAAAGGGCTCTTAAAACAGCGTTAGATAGTGGGAATTGGGACAGTGTTGCTGAAGCAATTAGGTCTGGTAAAGGGAATGAAGCAGAATTAAAGGTAGATTTGAAAGCTATTGGTTATGATGATAAAACAATAAATGATTTCTTTAGCACCTGGGGTCCAGATGTAAGGAGAATAGTTGGGTGGGATGAGGCGGGGAATTTAGTTGCTCCCCCGCCTGCCCCTATCGTTCCCCCAGGTAGTTCCCCAGAGAATGAGAGAAGATGGCAAGGATTGAAGGAGGCTATAGCCACCGGCGATCCTGCAACAGCAGCAGCATATATCAAGACTAACGGATTTACGTTAGAAGATATTATTAACAATGCTTCTGGGTTTGGTTTGGATGCTGAGTCGTTGTCGCAATGGTTTAGTTCGCCAAATGGGCAGAAGTTTATGGTGGACGCTGGATGGAGCCAAGAATCCTCTCCTAGTATTGGGCCTGGTAATATTTATACTATGGATATGGGGACTGGGAAGTTATATTTTTCCATGAATGAAGATGGGAGTTGGACTAGTTACGATCCTACTACAGGTACTCCGAATGGAATTATATCGAAAGGAAACGCCGATGCCCTATTGAGTCAGTATACGGTGGCTCCTGATTACAATCCTCCTTGGCAAGCATCCTCAACTCCTACACCAACAGAGGAACAAGCAGCACCTCCTGGTATTCCTGGGCAAGATCAATGGACGTATGGAGACAAGGAGTATTCATATAATGGAGGGGCTAATAAATGGGTAGACAATGTACCACTAGACCCTAGGTTTTTTAATCCAGAGGGTGGCGGTCCTACTCTATTTCCTAACGCCACTAAGCAAGATATTGACCAATTTATACAACATCATGCGGCTACATACGGCACCAACCCAGATACATGGGGAAGCATTGGTGCCTACGCTAGAGCTGCTGGTATTAGTAAGGATAAGTTGTCCACCTACTATCCAGAAGCAAAAGCATATATAGATAATTATTATGATAGTTATGTCCTTCCTTCTGGTATGGCACTAGAGGGAGGGATGCTGTCGGCTACGCCTGAAAACTATAGGCGTATGTTGTCAGAGCAAGTGTTTAATCCACAGATTCCTGCTGGGGCTACACAGGCGGGGGCATATAAAGATTATGTCCCAGATGAAACAACAGAGTTTTACGACCCAACTAAATCTCAATACAAGATGGGTACAACCCCGGGAAGTAATGTTACAGGAGCATTGGTTGAAAGTCTTGCTGGTATCTATGGAATAGTTAATCCAGCTACAGGACAATTTGAGCAGAGCGAGTTTTACAAGCCAATCTCCAATCTGACAGGAAAAGCCACAGATGATAGTGTTGCACAGAATGCGTTAAACACAATAGCTGGTGTTGGGGCATTTGGTTCACAACCCACCACCCCATATCCAGGCACAACTGTTTCTTACGATCCTAAAGCAACAACATATAATGCTGCCCAAGCTGCTAATCAATCAATGACAGCATCAACATATAAGGACACTGACCTAACTAAGGGAGCAATTGTAGATACCAACCAACCTCTTCCTGCCAACACAATAGCAACAATGGGGGATGACGAGACAGCAAAAACTGTTATGGCTAGTAGGCAAGCAGCATGGGAAGCTGCCCATCCCGGACAGCCATATGACCCAACGGAGCAATTCAAAGAGGCCACTGTATATAAGCAATTTGAGAAATACTTTCCACAGAGACAACCCGGCGATCCAGCAGTAATTCCTGATTGGGCAAAGCCTGCCATAGATCAGGTGGAGGCACAGCTTGCTGCTAGAGGTGTGGCTAGAAACAGCACCATTGCACGTGACTCTCTCTATTCAGCAATAGTGCAGAGTGCTATGCCAATGGTGCAACAGGACGCTGCTGCCTTCCAGAAGAAATGGGAGACAGAGTTTGCTAATGAGGAGAAAACCATTCTATTCAATGCAGCCAATGCTTTGAATGTTGAAATGGCTAATGCCACATTTGCACAAAGCCTATTGAAGGACAATGCAGCAAAACTATTCCAGCTAGACCTAACCAATCTAGGCAATAAGCAGAGAGCAGCAGAACTAAACCTACAGGCTGCACAATCAATAGTGTTGTCTAACCAAGCAGCAGACAATGCTGCTAGACAATTCAATGCACAGAGTCAGAATCAAGTGGATCAGTTTATGGCCACTATGGCTCAAACAATCAATCAGCAGAATGCTGATAGAAGAGCCTCATTGGCTAGTAAGGAAGCAGAGGTTACAGTAGACCTAGCCAAAACTGTTATGCAGGAGCGCGTTAAGGCTGCTGAAGCAGATGAGAAGTCTATGATGTTGAGGGAGCAATTCAATTCTCAAATGGCCTATCAGATAGATCAGGCAAACATACAATGGCGTAGACAAATTAACACCCTTAACACAGCAGCCAAGAATGCTGCTACACAAGCAGATGCTATGAATCGCTTTAACCTCTCTAACCAAGCATTGGGAGTGTTGTGGCAGGAGATGAGAGATCAGGCATATTGGAATTGGGCTGCTGAACAAAACTCGGCTGCTAATGGTGTTAGTTATGCCTCTATTGCAGCACAATCTGCTATTGCTGGTCGTACCCTCGACCTACAACAGAGACAATTTGAATCAGCTAACTTCTGGAACAATCAGATTATGGAGATATGGAACGATCCTAATAAGGATAGTACAACAAGAACAACAGACATTGCCCACGTCCTCAACATAGTTGGTTATCTAGGGAAGATGTAACATGTTGCTCCTTCTTCCAGAAACAACACCATTCTCTGCTGACATCCTACATCAATGTGTGGATTTGATAGAGGAATATTGGAATGAAACTCCTGTGTATAAACACATCCCTTTCAGCAGAAAGGACACAGAGCAATTTATTATTAATATGATGGAGGGAGAGGAGGAATTAGTTGTAGGACAAATGGAAGAGGGAAGGATGGTGGGAGCACTACTAGCAACATCTTCCAGCACATTCTTCAATGCTAAGGCAATTGTTATTGAGAATATATTGACATACGTTAGCAAGAAGGCTAGAGGGAAGTTGTACGGGAAGAAGCTGATTAAGATGCAGAACAAATGGGGGGAATGGCTAGGGGCTGTACATTCACACATCTCCACTATCTCTGCTGTAGACAGTGATAGGACAACAAGGCTATATGCTTTACTAGGGTATGATATTGTAGGCTCTACAGCCTCTATGCCATTAAGAGGGGGCTCACATGAGTAAGGTTTTTAAGAAGGTTAAGAAGAGCATTAAGAAACAATGGAGCAATTTGAAGAAGGCTGTAAAGAAAATAGGGAAAGCCCTCAAGCCTATTCTCCCTATTATAGCTGTAGCATTGATGTTTATTCCAGGGATTGGGCAGGCTGTTGGGGGGTGGATGTTAGGCTCCACAGCAGCCAGCACAGTTGTAGCAGGAACAACATTAGGGAGCATAGTGGGGAATGCTGTGATAATGGGAGCAGCCAGTGGGGCTGTGTCCTATTCTGAAGGAGGGAGTTTTGGTAAGGGCTTCTTAAAGGGAGCAGCAGGAAGCGCAGCAGGAACCGTTGTGGGAGGAATGGTGGGGGAGGCTACAGCAGGGTGGGGAACAGGAATGGCAGCAGGAGCCGCTAGAGGCGCCATCTCTGGGGCTATTACAGGAGGAATGACAGGAGGGAAGGAGGGAATGAAGAGAGGAGCCCTAACAGGGGCAGCAATGGGAGCCTTCACTTCCACCAGCACAGGAAAGGAATTGCTCTCTACTTCTCGTAGCAGTAGTGATCCGTACGCTGGTGCTCCTAAAGACAATATTATTAGTAGAACAGCAGACAGGGTGGAGGGTTGGTTTGGGGGAGGAGAAGAGGCTGCTGTCTCAACAGGAACTACTACAAACACTAGCAATTTGCTGAGTAACAATACAGGTGGTGTAACTGGAGAAGCATCTGTCGCTAATGTAACTCCAGAACAATCATCTATGGTAGGAAAGGCTGCTTTAGACACAGCAATTAACACAACCACATCTCCTACGGCTTCCATGGAAAAAGTGGCTAATGCTTCTGGTATGAACACAGAACAGTTTGGTAAATATGTTGCTGCTAGTAATAACAGAGTGGAGATAGAAACAGCACGGGCAGTAAAGAATGGTTATGAGCTAACTGGCAAGGAAATACAAACTATCTTAACACAGACAAGACAAGATGCTATTGATGGAAGAATAACAGATGCGGATATGGGTAATTGGACTGTTGTGGAGACTGATACTAGATGGAACCTACCTCCAACACAAGAAACAATAACCAAGTCTGGTAGTTTGAAGGTGGGTGAGGTGGAGTTGCGGGATGTTAGCAAAGACAACTATAAGTATAGTGTGTCTAACTTAGGGGATGTAGATAATGCCTTCGGTAGACAGGTAGGTGTTCCACTATCAAACACAGAGGTTTTGGAGCAAGGGATGGGACCAGTGAAACCAGAAGCACTTAGAAGAGATGAGATTGGACCAACAAAAGACGGCACTACAGTGAAGTTAGAAGGAGGAGAGGATAGTTCTGGTTGGGATTGGAAGAAGCTGGCTGGGGCTGCTGGAGCATTAGGACAAAGCCTGCTTGCTGCTAATAAGGGAGCAGGAGAGGGAAGTGGGGGAAGTACAAGACCAGGCTTTGCTGAAGTGGATATTGGGGCTTCTTCTGGTGGAGCCAGTGGACAGGCTTCAACTCCAGACTTAGGCAGCCGATGGAGTAATGTGCAGGCACATGGGGCCAATGAATATCTTGCAGCCCTCCTCTCCTCTATTCGTGTAACAGCGTAAGGAAATAGTAATGGCAACACAAGCTCCTCCTCCCCCTGAAATGGCTCCTCCTATGGCTCCCCCTCCCCCTCCCCCTCCGGGGGCAGGGCCAGCAGGGGGAGCTAATAAGAAGCCCACCGACCTAACATCTCTCCCAGCACAGAATGTTATTCCTGGGATAGGGCTTATGTCTGACCCCTCTGCTCCTAAGCCATGGGAGAGACCCCCAGAATACACCACCTATCAGGAGGCTGCTGGATATATTTGTAGTAAGATGTTGGAGCCCCATAACTTCACCATCATCTGTGACATGCTTAGATCAGGGATTCCTGTAGAAACATTGACAGAGATTACAGCAAAGATGGGTGTGTTTCAGGGGAAATACAATACAGATATGATGTTGCTAATGCTAGAACCAATAATGATATTGATAGTGAATATTGCTAATAAGGTAGGGATTGATTACATATTTGAAGAGGATGAGGATGGGATTGATGATGCTGATATTGAATTGATGATGAATAAGATTAGGAAGAAGGATATTGTTTCTAAGGATGCTATGGTGAAGGATATGGCTAAGAAGGTGGAGAGTGATGAGACAAGAAATGTAAGCAATACGGCAGAGAAAAAGTTATCTTCCTTACTAGGAGGAAATATAAATAAGCGTATTGATGAGGCACAACAGGCTGCTAATATGCCTAATGCTGGAGGAGAATAACGATGGCTAGAGCATTTGGTAGAGCATTGCTTGAAGCTCTTTCAGCCAATGTTGATAAGGCTAGAGAGGAAGAGAAGGCTGTTGAAGAAAAGAATGATGAGTACAAGAAGCTCCTTCGCACTATGGCATTAGAGCAGCATAAGACTGCTATGCAGAATTACACAACAAAAAGGGAGATGTATGAGAGGGTGAAGAGAGCCCCAACATTTATTACATATGCCCAGATGATGGGGATTGATCCAAAGGATATGGATAAGTATGACATGACAGATATGCAGAAGCATTGGGACAAGGAGGTAAAGCCAAATGTAGGGAAGTGGGTGGAGACATTCAAGCCTACAGAGCCCAGGCTTGAAGATTATTTAGGGGCTGCTGATGAAGGAGCTCTAGCCAGTGGGTATAAGTTTGATGATGGGTTTACAGATAGGGTGGGGAGAGTGTTTGGTGTTCCTCTCAAATATAGAGAGCCAGAGATTAGAAAGGGCCTAGCAGCTCTCTCTGCTGCTGAGAGAAAGAGTAGACAAGAGGGGAGTGAGGATGGTAGAGCTGTAGACAGACTTGGTTTTACTTTCCTTGGTGATGTTCCTGTTAAGAGAGCAAAAGAAGAAGAGAACGGAAATGTGTTTTATTTTATGGGAAGAGATGGAAAATTAGTTTCTTCTGTTATTGGAACAAGAGCAGCTAAAGTCTTCCATAACGAAAACCCAGAGTTAGTTGTTACGGATAAACTACCAGACAGTGAAAAAGAAAATACCAGTGATCCTGTTTCATATATAATACAGACACAAGACCCTACTACACGTGCGTGGACAGTAGTTGGCACAACACAAAATAAAAATGAAGCGAGGAATCTTGCAAGAGCAGCTGAACAACAAGGAGCAAATGTTGTTGTTACCCCCGCTACCCCAACAGGAATGGCTAGCTTACTTAGAAACACAGAACAAAACAATAGAATGGCTACTGCTATTATTAGTAAGATGCAATATATGTATAACTCCTCTACAGGAGATGTGAAGTTTGTATTGCCTGGATCAGAATCCCACAAAGAACTTCTTAGCAACGCTTATGTACCAATCCAGCCCGGTCAATTTACAATGATGAGTATGCAGAATAGACGATTGGAACAGAACCAAGAACAGTTTGATAGAAACCTAGAACAGAAAACACGGATGTTGGAAGCAGATGGGTTATTCCGGGGAACATTTAATAGCAGCGAAGCTAAAAATAGAGCGCGAGAATATCTTGGTATATTTGGAGAGAGACTAGGTGTAGAAGAAACAGAGTTTGATAGAGTTCCTGATGCTGTTCTTTCTAAGGCAACAGCCAAATATGAGGCAGCTAAGGCTGAGGAAGCGAACAACCCTGCCAACCAAGAGGCACGAAGAAAGGCTCTTTCAGCAACCACCCAACTACATTCTGTGCGCCTATATTACACTGTCTTTAATTCATTAAAAGACGAAACGCCAACAGAAGATAATATTAAGAAGGCTAGAACAGCATTACTAGAAGCAAGAACTAGAGAAATAAATGCTGGGCTAGAGGAGGCATCTAAGAACGCTTCTATCTACTTTGACCTACGAGGAAAATTGTATATTGGTGGCTTTGATAATGTACCAGAAGATGCTTTTAGTATTGATAATAAAGAGGCTGTTAAAGTTATGAGAGATAATATGGCTAGAGATGCTGCGCGTGAACGCCAAGACATAAAATTTGTGCAGGATCGCATATCTATGGAGAAGAGAGTGTTTACTACAAATATGGCTAATCCAGACAGGAGAGATGCGTTTATAGAAGAGGTTAAACAAACTGCTAGTGCTGTTATGGAAACCAGACTGGGGGATAGTTATGAAAATATAGAATGGGATAAGGCGTATGGAAGGTTGTTGATGGGGCATATTGAGTCGTTAGTGCCTATGTATATTGGCCTTGGTATGAGCAGACAGCAGGCAACTTATGCAGCGGTAACAGAACTATTAAGTCCTGATAAGAAATACGTCAGAGTTACTGATACAACATCAAACAGACTTTTCAGGGATGATCCAAATTATACACTAGATGAGCGTAAGATTGATGAGCTACAACTTGATCTACAACGTAGACAACAACCAGAGTTATCCACAGATAATACTCCTGCTTCCCTTGGTAGTAATACACCCACTGGAGTTAGCAATGATCCACTGACAGCGTTGGGTCATATATTAGACACCTATCAGCCAGAACGGCAAGAAGGAGGGACTAACTAATGGATGAAGAATACACACCAACAGGCAGTGAGTTTGATTTTTTAGATAGTTATACGGAGTATGAAGAACCAGAGTTTCCTTCTCTAATAGAGAAAGGACTTGATATTGATGAAGACAGTAAGAAGGTTAGAAATAAGTTTAAGGAGATGGTTGAGAATAGAGGGCTTGGAGATAGATATTATGAACTAATTGGTAAGCCAGAAGTACAGGAACTATTAGCAGCAGCAGGAGATAAACAATCTAAACGAGACCTAGAAGAAAGAGAATACTATTCTTCTGCTAGATCAGTGTTTGAGGATGAGAGATTTGTAGAAGAAGACAGAAGAAAATTAGCAGGACAGGAAGCGTTTAGTTTTGGTTATGCTAAAGGTGTCTCTAGTTTACTTAGAGGAGCAGGACAACTATTACAAGATTATGATGAAGACGAAGCAGAAAAAACTACTAATAGAAAAATTACCCAAGACTTATCTGAAGCTGGGTATGGAGAAGACTTGGCTTGGGGAGAAACATTGGGTGTATTAACCGAGCCCGTTGGGGTGGCTGCTACGTTAGGAGTTGGGACATTAAAAGCCACAGCAAAGGCCCTCTCTACAGCCACACAGGGCTCTGCTCTCTCCACCGTAGGCAAGGTGGCGGCAAAGGAAACGGCTGCCTCTGCGGCTGTTCTAGGGGCGTATGGAGGCATGTTGTATGACGAGAGTGAGGAAGGAACTAGATTACAGAATGCTGCCCTATTTGCTGGCTTTGGTACATTGTTCACAGGGGCATTTGCTGCCTTCTCCTTGCGTAAGGCTTCTCTCCTAGATAAAGAATTACTAATAGCAGAACAAGCCTCTGATGTAGACAAGCTCTTCCTAGAAGCCTCTGCTGTACACTTCCAAGATGTTCCACAAGTTAGCGTTAGTGATGCCATGAAAGATAAGTTTATGAAGGCTGTGGTAGGCACTAAGGTTATGACAGAGGTGGAGGCTGACACATTCCTAAACAATTTCATTGCAGCAAATAGAAACAATTTGCTTGCAGATGGCACTCTCTCCTCCCACATCACTGTTGCTGAACTAACCAAGAAAGCCACTGCCAGTGTTGCTGCAAAGAGTAAGGAGGCTGCTAAGGTGGCTACAGCAGAAGGGAAGGCTGCAACTAAAGCAGATATGTTATCAGTAAATCCTGAAGTGGAAATAACTGATGATGTGTTTGATGCCTTATTCCCAACAGTTAATGTGGAGGGAGTGGGGGCTATAAGAGCCGCTACAGGACGTGTCTATCCTTCAGAGAAGTCTGCTAAGGCTGCCCTTAATTCAAAGAAGGTGAAGGATGTTAGTAAAGAAACCCACACTATCACCAGTGTTACAACAGAGAAAGGGAAGGGATGGGCCGTAGTTCCTAAAGCCTCCCTACCACCAGAAACCAAAGCCTCTATTGAGGCCATGACTGTTGCTGCTAGAGCAGCAGGGGCTCCACCTGTAGCCGTGGAGGCTGCTACACAAGCCATCAATACATTCGGCAATCAGAATGGTGGGGTGGCTCTCCTTGCTCTAACACAGCTTGCTGGAGGGGCTGTAGGAGGGGCTATTGGTGGGACACAATGGGAATCTACAGATAGTTTGTTAGACAATCTAAGCAAGGTGGTGGTTGGGTTTAGTGCTGGATTCATTACACCATTCGCTGCCAGATGGGCATACAGGAATGGCAAGACAATGATTAAGGATGTGAGAGTAGCACGGGCAGATAGATGGATAAACAATGTTGAAATGCTGTGGTCAATGGGGATTAAGAATGGGTTAACTAGAGAAGATACATACAAGCATGTTGCTAGTGTTGTTGGCGGGGATTTGATGAAGCGCCTTACTGTGGCTAGAACTATAGCAGATAGAAAGATAAGACTCCCTGTTACACAGAAAGCAGCAGAGGAAGTGTTTTCTTTCTACACAGATTTGAATAGGAAGAATGT